ACCGCTTCTGATATTCTTTATATAGATGCTACCAGTCCGCAGGGATATTTTCAAAGTGGAATAATAAGCACTGGGTTTGTTTGCAATTCTCTTATAATAACTGAATGGTTTTGGCCGATAACGTTAAATATCACAAATGGCGCTACTTGGAACGCTAATGTTAATTTGACTCTTCCATCCGGTACTACTTTTACAGGTACTGGATGGATTTATGCTAGATCTAGTACTGGTACTCTTATATCTGGTGGTGCTACTTTTGTTGCTATAAATCAAACAGCTGGATCTTGTACGCTTGGTGATAGTTTAATTGTTTCTAACTATTATTCATTAGTTGGTAGTTTATTTTTAAACGATTATAATCTTACTTGCAGTTATTTGTCTGTCAATTCAACTTCGAGTAAAACGATTCATTTCGCAACTTATAGCGCAATATACTGTACAGGTACGCTGGGAGTTTATTATTCTTCTGGAACACTATTAACTACTACTGCTGCATACACATCGCATCCAAAAACTGTATATTGGAATAATATGAATACGAACTGGCAGGGAGGTGCTTTTACTTATGCTTCTGCATTAAGTTGGGTATTGACTGGAAATGGAGGTGGTATATATTCCAATGTTAAAAATTTAGAAATTACAAATAATTATTCTGGATCTCAAAATTTTTCTGGTATGTATATAACTGGTGATCTAACGTTAGGTACTAATTTATCTTTAACTTACACATCACTAACGGCAAATTTATTTTTCTATGGCGGCGATCCTACCTATATGCAGAGATATAGGTATTTGCGATTTAATGGAAGAACTATACCATGTACTACAATAGCTGCAGGTGGTATTTGGTTCAATACAGCAACATCTGCGCCATATAACTATACTTCTACTGATACTTGTACTTGGGTATTACGAGACGCTGTTAATTTTGGCACTACTGCTAATGTTACACTACAAAATGGTTCGATTGATTTAGGTGGATATAATTTTACCTGTGGTTCTTTTATTATCGGAGGACAAGGTAATGCTGTATGGTACAATTACCAGGACCCAGGTCTTCCTGGTGGAACAATTGTTTGTGGTGCAGCTACACCATATGCTTTTGCTATTAATGTAAGTGCATCATCATCTGATCCAGGATATGGTGTAGGTTATGGTCCAATTGGCGGTTATGCGACTGGTAAAATAAGTTTGACTTCTTCTTCTGCTAAAAGCTTTATTCCAAATTCGAATAGAATTATGGATGGTATTATTTCGCAAGATGGTGCTGGTGCTTTAACTGTAGCTAATACTGGTTGTTCTTTTGGTGGTTTGGCTTGCACTTATACAGGCGGTTCTTGCAATATAATTTTCCAAACTGGTGGGTCCACATCATTCCAGTCAGGTAATACTAACTGGGCAGTTAATGGATCCGGCGCTGGTAGAGTTATTCTTCAAACCAATGCTGCTATTCTTAGAGCTAATACTACTATGCGTCACACAATTACAAAATCAGATGGTGGATTTTGTAATTATCTTGAAGCAAGAGATATTAATTTTTATCCACAACAAGATCAATATGGAACAACTCCATTTGTATGGAATATAGGTTTAAATTCTATAGCAAACAATTGTACTGGTGCTGTTTGTATTTCTTCTCAACAAGTACTATATCAGATTACATATACATCAGCTTCTTCTTTCACAACTCCAGCAGATTGGAATCCATCAAATAATTACATAGCAGTATATGGCGCTGGTGGTGGGGGATCTGGGTGTGTTAGATCTGCTCAATATTATGCTACTGCTGCTGGTGGTGGTGGTGGTTTTGCTGGGTTTGCGAATTATCCTGCGCCTGCAGGTGTATCTATTCCATTATCTATTGGGTTAGGTGGTTCCGCAGGCTCTCCAATATCAGCTCAAGGCGCTCAATATAGTTCCGGAACTGATGGCGGTAGTTCAACTTTTGGTAATTCTACCTATGGTGGTGTATTAACAGCTACTGGAGGTACACGAGGTCAAGCGAGTGCATCTAATACAGCTGGTAGTCAGTTCAGAACTGCTACTGGTGGCGCTGGTGGCTCTGGCAGTGGTCCAGTTGGTACTGTTAGTTATACTGGTGGTACTGGTGGTAGTCTTGCTATTGGCCCTCAGGGAGCAACAGCTTATTTTTTGTATGGTGGCGGAGGTGGAGGTTGTGCGGGAAGATTAGGAAATGGTGGGAATGGTGGAGCTGGTTATCAGTACACCGTTTCAACAACGAGCTACGCTGCAGGTGGTGGCGGTAGTTCTGGTGGTTCTGCTGGTGTTAATGCACCAATTTCTTCTACTGCTAACCCTGCAACATATATGGCGAATAATTATTATGGGTTTGGTGGTGGTGGTGCGAATGGTTCTGTAGCATATAGCGCAAATTCGTGGAGTGGTGGTGGTGGAATAGTTAGAACTTCTACCGCATATTATCCATTAGGTGGTGCAGATATGTACTATGGTGCTGGTGCTGGTGGTGGTTGGGGAGGAACGATATCTACAGTATCTTATATCAATACTACTTTAGTTCTTGAAGGTAATTCAATGCATTTTACGATAGGTGGTGGTGGAGGCTCTGGTGGAGGCTCTGGCGCTGGTGCTGGCCTTGGTGGTAGCCATGGCGGTATAGTTATTCTTTATACTAGATATGTTGCGCCTGTTGGTGGTGGTGGATTCTTGGATTTCTTTTAATATAAATAATAAAAACAACTCATCGGGGAGAGTGAACCATGGCAGATAAAGATTTCGTAGTAAAAAATGGCTTAGTAGTAAATACAAATCTCATATTAGCTAATTCGAGTCTTTTTAGAGTAGGTATTGCCTGTTCTTCTCCTGATGCAGTTCTTACTGTTGGTGGTACTGCAAATGTTCAAGGCGTAGCGACTGTAACAGGTAATGTGTTTTTCGGCGCTAATGCTACCGTAAGCAGTAACTTATATGTCAGTAACTACGCTAACGTTGTCGGTAGTGCAAACGTAGGTGGTACGTTTGGTGTTACTGGAGCTGTTACTTTTGCTGCTACTGCAAATGTTGGTGCCAATATTCAAATATCAACTACAAGAATATTTATCGGTAATTCAATATCATCAGTATTTACGAATTCTTCTTTCATATCTGTCGGTAATTCAACTGTAAATTCGACAATTAATTCTACTGCAATTTCTGGCGTTATTGATAACGCAAATAGACTTGGTGGTTTATCTGCTACGGATTTTATCACTGCTACTGGATCGCAAACTCGTAGTGGTAATAGCACTTTCAATGCTAACGTTATACTTGGATCTTCTTCTATCGCTGTTGGCGTTCAGGCAAACTCATCTTATGGCAATCCAGGCGATTCACTTATCTCTAATGGTACTGCAACATATTGGGCTATTCCTCCTGTAGGCGCCAACAGTCTTGGTGGTACTGGCGGTATTCAGTATTATAATGGCACACAACAAACTTATCCTTCTGGTGCATCACCTGCGTTATCTTTTAATGACACATCCAATTCATTATCTGTTGGAAATACTATAATCGTTGGCGGTGCCACTGTTAACTCTACGATTTATACTGGCAAGTCATACGATTCAAATCAACTAGAAGGTCGTGGTGCTTCTTCTTACGTTAATACTTCTGGTGCATATACTATCTCGGGCGCACACACTCGCACGGGCGAGACTACTTTTAATGCGAATGCTACTGTAAATAGGGTTTTTGCTTTTGCGAATGCTATTAGTGCAAATGGTGGTAATGGAACATCCGGACATGTTCTTACCTCTGCAGCTTCTGGCAATGCATATTGGGCTAGAGCAGTCAACACTGATGCACAATATATTTGGACTAATACTACAACATTTAGTAATTCGGTTACTATTACTAATTCTGTTACTATTGGTAATAGTAGTAGTACTGCAGATTTAAGTATATTTTATACACTTACTGCCAATGGAGTTTCGGGAGAAGCTGGCCAATTCCTCACTTCTGCTGGCGCTTCTGGTAGAGCATATTGGAAAACACCATTAAATTCAAATAGTACAGGCGGAGTTGGGTCAGTTCAATTTCATAATGGTACTACATTCGGTTCAGCTGCTGGATTAACATTTTCAGCTTCTTCAAATAGTTTGAGTGTTGCAAACTCTATTATTGTTGGCACTGCCACCCTCAATTCAACTTCGTTTCCTGGTAAAGCAGGTGATTCAGATAAGCTTGGTGGATTGGCTGCTTCTGGATATGTTAACTCTACTGGCGCTTATACATTCTCAGGCGTTCACATTCACAATGCAAATATATCAATAGCAGCATCAAGTAAATTACTTCTTGATGGAGTTGCTGGCATCGACGGTCAGGTAGTAGGTTCTAATAGTGCTGGTGGTATATATTGGAGAACTCTTCCTGCAGGTACTGTAACAGCCGTTAAAGCTGGTAATGGTATATCTACAGCATCTACTTTTGATATCACAGGTTCTGGAACATTATACGTAGATTCTGGCAATGGTCTTATTACAGATGCCGATAGTGTTCGTGTTAGAGCAGGTAATTCTTCTATTGTATCTAATACTACTGGTGTTTGGATTGGAGATATTCCGTGGAGTAAAATTTATGGTCAACCAGCTTTCTTCTCTGGCGTATACGCAGACCTAACAAGTAAACCAACACTGTTTTCTGGTAGTTATAACGATCTTACCAACAAACCAACTATCCCAACAAAAACCAGTGACATTACTAATGATTCTGGATATATTGGTACTGCTGGATTGTCAACTTATGCTCTCAAAGCTGCTCCTACTTTTACTGGGCTAACAACAGTAGCTGGTTTAAGAATTACTGGCAGTTATTATACTTCTATTACTACATTAGGTTCTGGAACTTCTTTCTCTATTAATTGCGCACTTGGAAACTATTTTACTGCCACATCTACTGGTACTACGACTATTTCTTTCTCTGGTGCACCAGCATCAGGTAATCTTTATTCTATGATTATCAGACTTACTGGTGGCGGAAATTATACTGTAGCATGGCCAGCCTCTGTAAAATGGCAGGGTGCAGTAGCTCCTACACCAACAACTAATACCGATATTTGGGTGTTTAGTACAGATGATGGTGGCACCTCTTGGAGAGGCAACTTGACTCTTAAGGATTACAGATAATGCTTTTGAATGAAGAATTATTGGGTGGTGGTGAGTTTGAAGTAGCTGTTGCGCCACCATATACCAAAAGATTAAACGCTGTTGCTTCTGGCGGTAATGGCGCTATTCGTTATGTCGCTGTTGGCGATGAAGGGTCAATTATATCTTCATCCGACGGCAAAACTTGGTTTAAAAGAGTTTCAACTACAACAGTAAATTTAGAAGATGTTAAATGGATAACCAATTATAATTATTGGTTAGCTATAGGCGAGCGTAACGTCTGCTATTCTGCAGATGGAATTACTTGGAATTCTTGGCAATTTTCTGAAAATACGAATGGACGTATAAACAAAATTATGCAACCGCCTTACACAAAAGATACTGTATGGTTGCAAAATGGTACTTGGGGAACTTATTTTAAAAAACAAGCTTCGTATTCTTCTATTTCTTCTCCTACAGGATGGACTTATGGCTCATATTCATGGGCGGGTAGTATTCATTCATCAGGATATGATTATGTTACAGATTTTATGTTGCTCGGTGGCGATGCTGCTGGTTACAACAATACTTTGCATTATAGTAGAAATTTGACAAATTTTGGCGCTTTTAATATTTCAAATTCAGGCTCTCTCATATCAGATATTGCCTTTGACAATTATGGCGGTATTATGCTGGTTGGCACTGATACTTATGGACCGACTCGCGTAGTTACTACTGTTGCATCTACTGATGCAATTAATAACGTCGCTGTTTGGAATAGTACTAATAACCCAAGAGCTGCCGATTTTAGATCTCAAACTGCGATAACTATCGATGGATTTGTAGACGAGGCAGGCGCATTATCAACACACATAGCATATGGTGAAATTTTTACTAATAGACTTTATTCTATTTGGGTTATTGTCAGTGGTATAGGGAAAATAGCATATGCTACATATCCTATAACTAATGTTGGTAGTTATTATTTAAACAATTACTATTCATACGCAATACCTAAACTATACACGAATAATGGTTTAACATGGACTGGTGCAAATCTTCCTACTATTGCTAATCCAGTTTATAATGCAGTAACTTATGGTGGTGGACAATTTATTGCAGTAGGCTCATACGGTTTAATAGTTACATCTTCAGATGGTGTAAATTGGTTTTGTAGAAACGATAATGTTACGAAAACCTGTGTGTTCTGATGTATGCAATTATCAGTAATGGCAGTATTAAAAAATATCCAGTAGATCCCCGTTATGAGATAACTCATGTATCTTTTCCGGAAAATTGGTCTGGTGGAAACATAGAAGGAATAGAATTTGTTAGGGTTGGTCAAATTCCACCTCCTCCGTGTCACACAGGGTGGAAACCAAAAGAGATATCTCCCATATTCGCTGGGTTTTATTGGAAACAACAATGGACTACTGAATTTGTAGGATTTGATGAATTGAAAAAACTTATTGCCAAAAAAAGATATGATATAGAAACAGGTGGGATAAAAATAGGCGATTACACATTTCAAACTGATAGAGATGCACAAACTAAATATTCTATTATGGCATTAAATAAAATGAAAGTAAATTGGAAGGTAAACGAGCTCGAATTTGTCAAAGTTGATATGGTAGTCGTAGATAAATTAGTTCGTAAACATGTACAGAAATGTTTTGATGTTGAGTGCAAATATTTTGATGTTATTGATATGGAAGATATAGATCTAATAGGAAAAACAGACTTTGACTTGGGTTGGCCAAGTAATAATTAAGAGGGTAAAATGGCAATTCCAGCAACAAGAGCAGATTTTAAAGAATACTGTCTACGCAAGTTAGGTAAGCCAGTTATTGAAATCAACGTTGATGATGATCAGGTAGAAGATCGTATCGACGAAGCATTGCTTTATTTTGCCGACTATCATTTCGATGCTACTGAAAAAACATATTACAAATACAAAATAGCCGAAACCGATATAACCAACAAATGTCTCACTATGCCTGATAACATTATCGGTGTTGTTACTTTGTTTCCGATTGGTCAGGGTCTTAATACTAATAACCTTTTCAATATTCGCTATCAAATTGCATTGAACGACCTATACACTTTGACATCTGTTTCGATGGTACCATACTATATGGCTCTTACTCATATTCAACAGCTTGAGCAATTACTTGTCGGTCAACAGCCACTTAGATATAATCGTCATGTTAACAAACTTTACATCGACACTGATTGGAATATGATTAATGTCGATGATTATATTATTGTCGAAGCATACCAGGTTGTAGATCCAAATGTGTTTACTAAGACATGGGGAGATCGCTGGTTAGCTCGTTACGCAGCAGCTTTGATTAAACAGCAATGGGGTCAAAACCTTAAAAAGTTTCAGGGTATGCAGCTTCCTGGTGGATTAACATTTAATGGTCAACAAATTTATAATGAAGCTACCGAAGAGCGCGAAGAACTTGAACACGAAATGATTACTTCTTATAGCCTTCCTGTTACAGATATGATTGGCTAATATATGGCAACGAATTTTTACTTCAATAATTTTCAATCAAGCGGAGAACAAACTCTTCTTGAAGATCTGATTATTGAATCAATCAAAATATACGGCGAAGACATAATTTATCTACCACGTAAGCTTGGTAACTATGATAAGTTGTACACTGCCGACGACCAATCATCATATGAATCTTCTTATAGCCTTGAAATGTATATCAAGTCTGTTAATGGGTTTACTGGCGATGGTAATTTTATGTCTAAATTTGGTCTCGAAATTAGAGATGAAGTTACATTTTCTGTCGCTCAGAGAGTGTTTAATGCTGAGGTTGGATCGTACACATCACAAACAAGACCAAATGAAGGCGACATTATTTACTTTCCATTAAACAACAAAGTGTTTCAGATTAAATCTGTGAGCAAGTTTGAAATGTTCTATCAACTAGGCGGTCTCCAAACTTGGGAAATGACTTGTGAGTTGTTTGAATACAGTAACGAGCAATTCAATACAGGTATACCATATATCGACAGTATTCAAACAAAACTATCAACTAACATCCTCGATTTCTCTATCACTGATGAAGAAGGTGATTACCTACAAGACGAAAATGGCGATTTCCTTACTACTGAAATGTATGACATCGAACATCAAGCAGTTGGTTCTCTCAATACTACATTAAATACCGGAACTGATAATTTTCAAACAGGATCAGAAGGATTCATTGATTTCAGTTCTATTGATCCATTCAGCGAGGGCAATATTTAATGTTTAAGCAATCGTTTTACTTCTCAACTATCAGAAAATACGTAACATTGTTCGGCACTTTGTTCGACAACATTAGTATTACCAGAACCGATAAAAATGGTCGCCTGAACGATTTCATTAAAGTGCCTATCACATATAGCCCAAAAGAAAAAATGCTTGCTCGCATTATTCAGGATCCTAATTTAGATCGTCCATCAGCTGTTCCTTCTTTACCTTTGATGGCTTTTGAAATGACTACAATCGGTTATGATTCAGATAGAAAACTTTCTACGGTAAAGAAAATTATTACTTCTGATCCTTCAAACGCAGACAAAATGAAGTATCAGTATAATCCTGTGCCTTACAATTTCGGATTTACTCTTCATGTTATGGTAAAAAATGCTGAAGACGGAACTAAAATTATCGAACAGATACTTCCATATTTCACGCCAGATTGGACCACGTCAGTACACCTAGTACCTGAAATGGATATAACTATGGAAATTCCTGTTATACTTACTAATATTTCTCAGGAAGATGCATACGAATCAGATTTTAAAGAGCGTAGATCTTTGACATGGACACTCGATTTTGTTCTAAAAGGTTATGTGTTTGGACCAGTTAAAACAGGCAAAATCATCAAGTTCGCCAATAGCGTTTTTTATGCACCTCAAGGTGTTACAGAAGGCGATTTGTCTAAATATGTTGGTAACACAAGTCCTGTAGCTTTTCTACAAACTAGACCAGGTTTGACTGTAGATAACAAACCAACTTCTGACCCAGCATTATCTATTGACACTAATTTAATTACTGCGACTTCCGATTTTGGTTATATAACAAACAACACAAATGTGAACACATGACCCTTGGCAACAACAACCCAATATATAATGCTTTAAATTTATCAGCAATTGCAGATCCTGTTAAGTCGATAGTGGCAAAAGCGCATGATGATTCTGCTAAGACTGATTTCGAAATGGCTCGTGGTAACATACACGAAGTAATTCAAAACGGTTCATATGCAATCGAAAAGCTAGCGCAGATAGCAGATTCTTCTCAGCACCCAAGAGCTTTCGAAGTTTTGGCAAAACTAATGGATACAATGCTTCAAGCAAATAAAGATCTTATGGAATTACAAAAACAAATTCGTAGTATCAATGCAGCTGATTCTCCTACAAACGAAAACGCACAACAAGTAACTAATAACCTTTTCGTCGGTTCTACAGCAGATCTTCAGAAAGTTATTGAGGATATGAAAAATGGTGGACCTAAGTAAACTTCGTGGCTATAATGGTAATAGCCTTTTAAAACGCTCCAATCAATCAATTGAATGGACTGAAGATTTAATTACCGAATATGTAAAATGTTCAACTGATGTAGTTTACTTTACTGAAACCTACATGAAAATTATCAACATCGACAGGGGATTAGTTTCTTTTAAACTGTACGATTATCAAAAAGAAATGCTAGTTTCTTTTGCAGACAACCGTTTTAATGTTATTGCAACTGCTCGTCAGGCTGGTAAATCTACTGTAACCTGCGCTTTTATCCTATGGTACATTATATTTCATCCGGAAAAGACGGTTGCTCTTCTTGCCAATAAAGGCGAAACTGCTCGCGAAATTCTTGGTCGTATCCAGCTTGCTTATCAGCATCTTCCTCGTTGGCTTCAGCAAGGCGTTAAAGAATGGAACAAAGGCTCAATGGAGCTTGAAAACAACTCTCGCGTGCTCGCATCTGCTACTTCATCTGACGCTATTCGTGGTTACTCTATCAACCTACTATTCATTGACGAAGCAGCATTTATCGAAAACTGGGATACTTTCTTCACTTCAGTTTATCCTACCATTTCATCTGGTAAAGAATCTAAAATTATCTTAGTGTCTACGCCCAATGGTCTAAATCACTTCTATGCGATTTGGACAAATGCTATCGAAAAGCGTAATGGTTATAATGCTATCAAAGTCTCGTACGAGCGTGTTCCTGGGCGCGATGCTAAATGGCGAACAGATACTCTTGCATCGATGAACTTTAACACCGAAAAATTCGAACAGGAATATTGCGTTGAATTTATGGGTTCGTCTGGCACGCTTATCGCTGGTTGGAAACTAAAAGAGCTAGTACACCAAGTACCATTAAATACTAAAGATGGTTTGTCTGTTTACCATAATCCAATCAAAGGTAACAGATATGCAGTTGTAGTCGACGTGTCTGAAGGTAGATCATTAGACTATTCTGCTTTCCATGTTCTTGATGTTACAGAAATGCCTTACTATCAAGCTTGTGTTTATAGAAACAATCTTATCACACCTTTAGATTATGCGGAAGTGGTCCATCGTATCGCTATCGCTTATAACAGAGCACCTATTCTTGTTGAAGTAAATAATATGGGTGCTCAGGTAAGTCATGCTCTTCATTATGATTTCGAATACGATAATATTCTTTTCACAGAAAATAATGGTCGAAACGGTAAGAAAATTAGTACTGGATTTGGTACTGCAGTAGACATGGGCGTAAGAACTACAATTCCTGTTAAAGCAAATGGTTGCTCTTTGTTAAAACTATTGATTGAACAGAACCAGCTTATTATTAACGACTTTCATACTATTGAAGAGCTTTCTCGTTTCTCCCGTAAAGGCAAAAGTTACGAGGCAGAAGAAGGCGCTCACGACGATCTTGTTATGGGATTGGTTTTGTTTGGTTGGCTTTCAGAACAGCAATTTTTCAAAGATTACACCGATATAAATACGCTTATGAGATTAAGAGATAAGACTGACCAAGATATTATGAATGATCTTTCTCCTTTTGGTTTTATTGATGATGGTAGGGGCGACGACATGCTAGAAGTTATAGATTTAACTCCTCGTGGAAATTGGATGTCAGAATTAAAAGATGAATATTTATAAATAAATTAAGAAGATTTAATCACATCTTTTTTCCATGGAAGGAGAAACAAAATGCCATTTCAATTAAGTCCAGGCGTAAATGTTACTGAAATCGACCTAACAGGTATCGTACCTGCTGTCGCTACCACTGATGGTGCGATCGCTGGTGTGTTTAACTGGGGTCCAGTAGGTACTCGCCAGTTGATCGATACCGAAGCAAAGCTTGTAAGCACATTCGGTAAGCCAAACGCCAATAACTACGAAACTTGGTTCACAGCTTCGAATTTCCTTTCATATGGTAATCGTCTCTATGTAACACGTGTTGCTAATACTATTTCTCCAACTTCTAGCGTTGGTACTCTTTCCGCAGTTGCTAATACTGGAACTATTGGAGATTACCCATCATTGGTTGTTAGAAATAACGAAGATTATGATAATGCTGGATATGACACTGATGCACGTTATATCGCTAGATATCCAGGCGCTCTTGGAAATTCATTGAAAATTTCAGTTTGCGATTCAGTAAATGCATTTTCTTCTGTCATTGATATGGCTGGAACAAATCTTTCTGGTAATTTGAGTATTACTGTTGGTTCTAGCTCTGGTATTCTTGAAGTTACTCCTTCTAGTGGTGCTTCTGATTCAGACGCTAACACTTTTTGCGGAACGTTGGCTGGTAAATTGAATGTTGGTGATATTATCACTGTTGGTAATAACACTATTGGTAAACAAAATCTCCGTGTTGCTACTATTGGTGCAGTTGCTAATAAACTTTGCACTATTACTTTTGATAGCACATATAGACTTGCAACACCATTCACTACAACTTCTACTTTGAATAACGAAATTGTAAGACACTGGGAGTATTCAACAGTAATTGATAATGCTCCAATCCAGACAGAATATGTTACTAATTTCGGTAATATGAATACAGCTGTTGATGGCATGCACGTTGTTGTTGTAGACGAAGACGGTAAATTTACTGGTGTTCCAGGCACTGTTCTAGAATCATACGTAAACGTTTCTCGTGCTACAGATGCTAAGGGCGTAAGTGGTCAGACTAATTACTATAAGACAGTAATCAATCAGTCTTCTAAGTATGTTTGGTTCGCTAACGATCGTGCGAACGCCGCTTCTGGTCTTGCGACTCAGGTAGCTTCTTCAACAAATTATACACCATTGAGCCTATCTTTTGCTGGTGGTCAGGATGGTTACGATGAATCAACTGTAACTCTAGCTCTTGTAGCTGGTGGTTATGATCAGTATAAGTCATCAGAAGATGTTGATGTTTCCTTGATCCTTCAGGGCAAGCCAATCGGAACTGGTGGAACATACGAACTAGCAAACTATATCATTGATAATATTTGCGAGCCACGTAAGGATTGTATTGCTCTTATTTCTCCAGACGATCAGGTTATCTTAAATAATGCCGGTAACGAAGCTCTTGCTCTTGTAACTTGGAGAAATTCTGTACACGATTCTTCATACGCTGTAATGGATTCTGGCTATAAATATCAGTATGATCGTTATAACGACGTATATCGTTATGTTCCATGTAATGGTGACGTAGCTGGTCTATGTGCTCGTACCGATAATACTCGCGACCCATGGTGGTCACCAGCTGGTTTCAATCGTGGTCAGATTAAGAACCTTGTTAAGCTTCGTTGGAACCCAAGACAGGCTGATCGCGATATCATTTACAAGAACGGTATCAACCCACTTGTATCATTCCCAGGTAAGGGAACTATCCTTTATGGTGATAAGACACTTCAGTCTAAGCCATCTGCGTTTGATCGTATCAATGTTCGTCGTTTGTTCATTGTTATTGAAAAGGCGATTGCTGTTGCTTCTAAGTACTTCTTGTTTGAATTCAATGATGAATTTACTCGCGCACAGTTTAAGAATTTGATTACTCCATATCTCCGTGATGTTCAGGGTCGTCGTGGCGTAACTGACTTCTTGGTTGTTTGCGATGCAACTAATAATACTGCTGAAAGAGTTGACCGTAACGAATTCTGGGGTGACATCTATGTTAAGCCAGCTCGTTCAATTAACTTCATTCAGTTGAACTTTGTTGCTGTAAGTACTGGTGTTCAATTCTCTGAAATTGTCGGCAAGTTTTAATAAATAAAATTAAAATCCATTAAGGAGAAAAAAGATGGCATCAGGATTTAACATTAGCACTTTCAAGACTAGAGGTCTTACAATGGGCGGCGCTCGCCCAACTCTATTCGAAATTTATCTAATCCCACCTCCAGGAGTTGGAGCAGACCAGGATTCTCAGGATAAGTTCCGTTTCACTTGCCGTGGGGCTTCAATCCCTGCGGCAACTATCCAGGCAATTGACGTTGGCTATTTTGGTCGTAAGATCAAGGTACAGGGCGACAGAACTTTTACTGACTGGCAGGTAACTGTAATGAACGACGAGGATTTCCTTGTTCGTTCAATGTTCGAAAAGTGGTCAAATGCTCTCAATAGATTAGAATCAAATATCCGTGATCCTAATTTTACTGGCGACGAAAATTCTTACAAGACCGATATGAATGTCCTTCAGTACGGTAAAGATGGTGAGTTGATCCGTCAATATGATATCATTGGCGCTTTCCCAACAACTGTTTCAGATATTCAGTTGGATTGGGATACAACTAACCAGATTGAAACATTTACTGTGACATTCGCCTACGATTACTGGCTACCAGCCGAAGAAAATACTAATGCGTATCTTTCTGATGCTGTAAGCCCAGTTTCGTCTTAATATATATAATTGATAGTATGATATTTTAAAGAGAGGTTAGGACACCTTAACCTCTCTTTTATTTGAAGGAAAAGAAATGAGATTATTCGGTTTCGAATTTAAACGAAAAGTAGACTTAGATGTCGCCCCATCGTTTGCTCCAAAAGAGCAAGAGGATGGGGCAGTCGTTATTGCTGCTGGTGGTAGTTTTGGTACATATGTAGACCTTGATGGTACAGTTAGAACAGAAGCCGAATTAGTAACTAAGTATCGTGAAATGGCTCTTCAGCCGGAAATTGATGCAGCTGCCGACGAAATCATCAATGAAATGGTTAGCTTAGATGAAAAAGATTTAGTTGAAATACAACTAGAAAATTTACCTGGTTTACCCGAAAACATCAAG